ATGGGCGAATATATACGAATTGAAACTACGCAACAATATGAATTAAACAAGCTATACGCAAACATTGGCGAATACAAAGGTGTATTTGCTTGCGTTGAAATTGAAAGGCGCCCGGCGGATTATTTAACTACTTTTGAAGTAGTGTGGCGCCAACAAAATAATTATCCGTCTGCAACCACATAGCGGACGTTAAACACACGTGTGGGAAGACGTAAGCAAAAGCGTCTATAAACAATTATAAGCGCATACTCGTGGCGGAATAGGTAGACGAAGCACAGGATAGAACTAATGTGGCTAAGACATACGTTTCTTAGCTTAAAACTCCTGTAAAACAAACAAACTAATTAGTTCATGCAAGGTGCAAATCCTTGCCGAGTATATATTAAACCACACACACCTCTTGACAATGTGGAACAGGCGGGGTCGTTTTATAAGGGTCCATTTTCTGACGTCCGCGAGCCCATCTTGAGGGTTAATCAGAAGAAAAACAAGTCATTGACGAATGGCATCGTAGAAGTTTACTGGTTTTATAACTACGAATTATATTAACAATCACAGCTCCGAATTATTCGGGGCTTTTTTGATACATAAAATTAAGGAGGTGTTAACACGAAATGGCAACACGTAGAGAAAAATTATTTGAACAACTTTCTGAGCAGCAACAACGTGCTATTTATATGTTGTTAGAACAAGCGTCGCAAAATAAAAATAGTCCGGACTATTTGTCGATGGAAGACATTGCTGAAACACTGGACATCGAGCGAAAAACGTTGTATAACTGGCGCACAAGAAACGCAGTATTTCAAGAAGCATTGGCAGAAGCCAGCCGCGAACAACTGAGCGCACTAGCACCGCAAGCATTCGGTGCAATGAGCAAATTAATAGGCGGTTCGCAGCCGTCCACGAAAGCGCTGGACTTAATGTTCAAATCACTGGGCTGGGTTAAAAATGAGCAAACTATCGACTTAACAACACGCACGAGAGATAGCGCCGATTTAGAAAACGAAATTGCACGACTAAGTAAGTCGACGGGAGTTAAACAGGATTGACCGCAGAACTGGCGCCGTGGCTGACGCGTTCAGAGCGGCAAACTCGAATTGAACTTTTAACGAAGCATGCGCAAGTGCTCATGAAATTAAACGACGCAGGCAAAGCTTCACAGTCGCAAGTTGAAACGTTGCTAACTGACTTAAAAGAATTAGAGCAGTTGAAGCGAATTCATCGGGCGGAACATGACGTATTATTTTTTATGTACGAATACTTTAGCGAAGACTTAAACCCCGATAATCCCGGCAACTTAATTCCGGCGGGGCAGTCGATTGAGGAAGCGGCAGAGTTTCACCGCGAACTTTGCGGCATGCTAAACGATGTGACGCAAGGCAAGGAAGAGTCTCACATTGCGTGGGCTGTGGCACGTAACCACGCCAAAACGGCGTACCTAACCGACGGCTTTCTTGCCCATCAGGTCGTGTTCCGTTTACGAAAATATATTGTTGTCATTTCAGAAACTAAAGATGTTGCGGGCGACTTTATCGCGTGGACAAAACTACAATTAAAATACAACGAAAAGCTTCGCGCTGATTTTGGCACACTGCTAAGCGAGCAACCGAGTCGCAACGAACTCGATAATAAATACGAGTTTATTACGCTGTCAGGCACGAAGGTAGAAGCAAAGGGTACAGGCACACAAATGCGTGGACTGCGTTACTTAAATACACGACCTGACTTGTTTTTGCTCGATGACTTAGAGTCGAACGACAACACAAACACGAAAGAATTACGCGAAAAGAATTTGCGTTGGTTTCAATCGGAAATGATGCAAGCAATGGACCGCGACGCTTTGTGCGTTTACATGGGAACAATCGTACATTATGACTCGCTACTGAATCATGTAGTTACAAAAAGCCGCGAATTTAAGTCACAGAAGTTTCCGGCAATTACCTCATTTTCAGAACACCCGGAGCTATGGGAGAAATGGCGGCAAATTTACAATAGTGATGATAAGCAAGCTAAATACCTTGCCGACGATTTTTTCGAGCAAAATAAGCAAAAAATGCTGAAAGGTACCAGCACTTTGTGGGCTTCGCGGTATGATTATAAATACTTCATGCAGAAACGTGAAGAAATGGGCTCAAAAGCATTTAATCAAGAATATATGAATAATCCACTAGACGAAGAGTCGCAGGTATTTAATCCTGACGACTTTTTTTATTATGCGGAAGCTGATTTGGCGCTTAATGAATGCGATGTTTTCGGTGCGGTCGACTTCGCAATGGGCAAGGAAAAGGGCGACTATTCGGCAATTGTGACGATTGCAAGAAAACGCGACACAGGTATTTGCTATGTAATTGACGCGCATATTGAACGGCTTAAGCCTGACAAATTTTTGCAGTTGATTGTTGAAAAAACAATGATTTATCAGTATGAACGTTTAGCAGTAGAGTCGCAACAAGCGCAAGAATGGTTTGCCGACAAACTAGGCGAAGAGCTTCAAAAGCACGGCTATCCTGCGAAAACTCGTATCGCTAAAGTGAAACAAAAAACACGTAAAGCACTACGTATTGAAGCGATGTTGCCGGATATTGAAGCGGGGCGGATTCGATTTAATAAGGCGCATAGGCTTTTACTTGAAATGTTAGAGTATTATCCGTCGCACAATCACGATGACGGACCCGACGCATTAGCCGACGCATTGAAAATTGCTAAGGTTGCGCAAAATGTAGAAGTTATACAGCGCCGAGGCTACCGTTAAAAATTAGGAGGTGAATATAAATAGCATTATTAAAAAGTGACTTCTTGAATGCTGATACTGTGGACAGTTTGTTAAAATCGCCGTTTATGGAGGCGATTGGTGAGCGCGAATTTCAGCGATTTCAAAAGCAGGTCGAATCTTATAACTACTACGCTGGTTATCAGCATGTAGACCCCGAAACGGGTCAATTAGTTAAGGCGAAAGATTTACCACGCCCACCCGGCTTAGATTATGACCCTACACGTTTTGAGGTCAATTATTTTAAGCGAATGATTGACGCAAAAGCACAGTGGCAGATGGGCGGAATGCACGGTATAAGTGTCGCACCGCAGTTAATCGACGATGAAAATATGCGACTTAGTCAAAGCTATGCGCCTAGTTCAGCGCAACAAAGTGAAAACCAGCGAGCTGAGAGCTACGAAAAATTACTTTACCAGCTATGGCGGGAGAATAATTTTAGGGCGGCATTATTGGCGGGCGCAAAGGACCGCTTAATTGCGTCACGTGTTGCTATTAAGCTAGTTTTTAATCCCACGACTGGTAAATTGCAGTGGGTTTGGCACCCTGACACCGAAGTTTTTCCTGTTTTCAGCAACGATGACTACGAAGAGCTTATAAAAGTGAGTTTTGTACGCTCTATCGAACTTTGGGACGACGACGGTGAAAAGGTTGAGCTTATTAAGAAACAAACGTTTGAACTAAAATCAGACGAAACAGGCACAAAAAACTGTTATCTAACTGAGGGATACTACAATGAAAATCTTGAGGTAGTAAATGAATGGATTTCAAATGAGTCTATGCAATTATCATTTATTCCAGTTGTGTTAATTCCTACACAAAGTTTACTACAAGTTACCGCGGGTGAGTCGACCGAATTGGATGACATGCGGGAAATTACTGATAGATTAAACCAATTAAACGAGGACGCAATCGACTCGCTAAAATTTGAAATGTTCCCTGTCACGTATTTTAAAAACATCGACAGGGCGCAGTTGCTTGGTATTGATATAGCGCCCGGTGCAGCAGCGGCATTAAATAGCACGAACGAAGGGCGAGACCCCGGCGTTGAAAAATCGGAGTCGAATTTTACTTATACAACAGCATTAAATGACACATTTATGCGATTGAAAGGTGCTTTACATGAAGTGTCCTCTATTCCGAATTTCACAGCGCAGGACCTTAATTTTGGCGGAATGAACGCAGAAGCTTTACAAATAATATTTCACGACATCATTCAAGATACAGAAGAACACTGGCACGTTTGGCAGGCAAAACTACAAGAATTACATGAAAAGTCAATCGAATATTTACAAGCACGCTTATCTGTGTCGACATTCGCATATGACAAAACAGTTGTACGTAATATTGGCGATAATTATACAAATGAAATTAAGTTCGTGCTTCCGTTACCGGATAATCGCAAGGAATTAGTTTCATTGCTGGTTGAGGAAGTAGGAGCTGGGTTTGAGTCCACCGCAGGCGCAATGAATCGTCTCGGTGTCGAAAATTCAACAGCGAAAAAGCAAGAAATACAAGCCGAGTCGCTAGAAAAGCGGCAGAGTGAGGATATTTATGCGCTGAACACTTCGTCGGACACGACGTTAAACGAGGAGGAAATAATTAGTGACTAATGAAGAATTAAATGAATCAAACTCGACTGACGAGTCGTTAAAAACGGTTGAAGAAGACACGCAAAATACGCAGACAGAGCAAGAAAAAGTTCCTTATACACGATTTAAAGAAGTTAACGACGCAAAGAAACAGGCTGAAACGGAGCTTAATCAATTACGTGCACAAATTGACGAAGCAAAGCGGAAAGAAGACGAGGAAGCTGGTCGTTACAAAGATTTGTATGAGGAAGCATTAAAACAAAAAGAGCAAGCGCTACATGAAAAGCAACAACTAAGCTTAACTCAATTTAAAACTAGTAAGCTTGCAGAAGCTGGCTTCACAGGCGAACGCTTAGAAAAGGCAAAAGCATTTGTAAAAGGCGATACAGAAGAAGAATTGTCGGAACAAATCACCTTATTTACTGAGCTTATTCCGCCTGAAAAATCCGTGGACCCTTCGTTAAATGCGCCGGGAGCAAAAACGGAAACAAAAACAACAAAAGATAAAGCAGAAGAAAAAGGGCGCGAAGCCGCTCGAAAATTATTTAAACGAAAATAGGAGGAAATAAATTGCCAATTTACACACCAAAAACGAGCCACACTGATTTTAAAGGCGGCAAAAACATTTTAGCAAGTGAACATTTTACATTTATTGAAGGCGGTGCAACACTAGACGCCGCAAAAATCGGCTCAGGTTATGTGCCTGTCGGGCAAGCTATTGCGCAAGACGCTACAACAGGAAAATGGACTAAATTTGTTGCGGCAGATATTGCAACTTATGCCGACTTCGGTATTTTAAACGTCGACTGGAATTGCGATGGAGTTAACGACGGCATTGCTGGCGAGGTCATCACACGCGGTTCTGTATATGACGCAAAGTTAGTTGATGTAACCCCCGAATTCAAAGAAAAAACAACAGAAATTCGCTACGTAAAGGAGATTGTATAATTAAATGGCAGGTATCACACATTTAGAAGAGCTTCAAAAACCAGCTCTTAGAGGATTAATTGATGAAAGTATTGAGTTACGAGAGCAAACACCGACGTTCGGCTCGCGCTTCTTACCGAACGAAAATACTTCTAGTACAACATTTACTTATGATATTATTAAAGGCAACAAACACTTAGCGGCAATGATTGGTTATGGTTCTGAACCACCGGTTATGGACCGCGACGCAGTTGCAAATAAAATGGGTGAATTAGCTAAAATCGGTATTAAGGATATTATTACCGAAAAAGAGTTGATTGCTTTAAATCAAAGCCGCAGTAATACAGAGCATGCGGAAATGATTGCGAAGTTACAACGTAAAGCTATCAATATTTCTAACGCAATTCTTGATCGCGTAGAGGTAATGAAACTTGAAGCAATTGCGACAGGTAAATTGAGCTACAACAAAAACAACGTAAAAGTTGGCTTTGATTATGGCGTACCATCGGAGCACCAAATCGTGCTAACTGGCGCGAATACATGGGATAACGTTGACCACGACGCGCTTGCTGATTTAATTAACTGGGCAGCAAAATACGAAGAAACGAACGGCAAAGCTGCTGACGCAATTTTAATGCCTCGAGAAATTTTTGCATTGTTAGCTAAAAATAAAGTGATTATTTCAGAAGCACGCCCGAACACTGCAGCGGCTCGTGTTAGTCAAGCAGAAGTTAACGAAGTACTGGCAGGTTTTGCTTTACCAGCAATTGAAATTGTAAAAAATCGTAAATCTACAGTACGTAATATGTATACGGGCGCCGATGAAGTGATTGAATTTTATCCGCAAAATCGTGTTGTATTTGTTTCCGAGGGCGTTGGTAACTTCCTATTCGGTCCTACAGTCGAAAACGAATTTAATCCGGGCGTATTTGTTGACGCATACGACAAGAAAGAGCCTATTCAATCTATTTTACGCGGTGTAGCAGCAGGATTTCCGATTATGGAAGACCCTAAACTATTACTACTTGCGGATGTGAAATAATTTGGTAAAGGTCAAAGTAGAAGTTCTAAAGGGGCAGGTCGACTATAGTAATGTTGGTGATAAACTCGAAGTCGATTCTGCGCATGTTGAGCGTTTAGTTAAAGACGGTTTTGTGAAAGTTATAGAAACGCCAGCGAAACCGGCAAGTAAAGCAAAAGAAAAAACAAAATAAGGAGGCGTCATTGTGACGACGAAAAGTGATTTACTTGAAAAACTTACTCGTAAATTTTCGAATATTCCGAATGTTACTCCGGAATTATTGTCGGACTGGCTTGACGAGGCAATAGAAGCGGAAGGCTTTCCGTCGTCGCAGGACTCTTTCGACGGTTATGAAACACAAATATTATTACGTGCTCGAATCATTGGCGTAGAGGACTTAGCGTTAAATACAGCACATTTCTTTAATTTTAGTGACGGCGAAGAAAGTATTTCGAAAGGTAACACATCGTCAAATTATCAGAAACTACTGGCGCAACTTAAAGCGCAGTATGCTGAACAATTTGGAAATGTTTCGACTTTTAAAGTACTGAAAAGGCTTGACCGCGCATGAATATTGAACAGTTTTTTGCGGAATTAGCAAAAGAATATAAAAAGTTGAATAATGTGCAGTCCGCAACTGCAATACAAAGCATAGAGTCAATTAAATATGATGTGATGGACATTCTCGCCAAGTATGCAGATAAAGACGGCACAATTCAACGTAGTAAGAACGCAAAAATCATGCGTGAGTTAGACGCATTGTTTCCACAGTTTAAGACTGATGTAGACGAGACTATTGCGGCAGTTATTGAGGACACAGCGTCGTGGACAACAGATAAATTAGTAAAATATTTTGCTGTTACTTACGGCGTTTCTTTGGTAGCTGACTCAATTAAAAATGAGGTTAAAACTTCTATCGTTGAACAGATATTCGGTCATAAATGGGAAAATGGGTTAACGCTTAATGATAGTGCGTATTGGCTAGCGCGAAGTATACACGACACAATACGCGTCACAGTAAATGTAAACAGCAAAAAGGGGTTTCAAAGTACTGTAAACGGTATTGAGAATTCATTAAAAAACGAGCGGTGGCGTACTGAAAACGTAGTCAAGTCGGATGGTCCGAACGCATACCGACGTGCCATTATCGAAAACGGAAAACGGAGTAAGTACGTGGTTGGATGGCATATTACAGAAGGTATACATCATTCGCCGAAATGTGTGGCGCTTGCGTCTGCGGACCACTACGGCTTGGGAAAGGGCAACTACATTGAAAATACAGACTATCCCATTGAAGCGCCCCATCCGCGGTGCACCTCATTTTTAACTTACATTATGAAACCTCGAGAGGATGGCTTGTTTGATGATTACGAATGATGATATTAAGTTTATGCAGTCAGCACGTGAAGAAATGCTTGCGGGGCGTAAATTCGAAGTTGAATTGCTGATTGAAGTAGCTAATAACGTAGACCCTGACACAGGCGAACCGCTAGAGTCACAAGTAGCCTCAAAGATTGTTAGCGCACATGTTACTGAAAATGCTGGAAAACAAGTTGAAATAAACGACGGTGTTTTGACAAAATCGGCAGATATAAAAGTTGATATTAGCCTCGAAGATTGGACGCCTATTACTTTTTTTAATTATGCGCAAAAGAAATATAAAGTTGTTGGCACACCTCAAAAGGGTATCGGGCAACGCAATCGTGTTGAGGTGTTGGGAGAGTTGATACATTAATGAGTATAAATTTTAATGTGAATATAAGTTCATCGTTAAAAGGTAAGCTTGACCTCGAAAAATATATCGACGCGGTTAGTGAAGAAACGGAAAGGCAACTTCATGAGTCTAGCAGTAAAACAGCGCGATATGCGCCGCGAAAAACTGGGGCGCTGGCAAATAGCTTTCCGGCTAGCGTTGAAATGAAAGAAAAGACGAAGGGTCAATATGGCAGTGACTTGGATTACGCTACTATTCAGGAATTCACAAACAAAAATAAGTCGGGCTTTGTGCGGAAAACTGTGCAAGAAGATACGCCTGTTTATACGAAAAAAATTAAAGCTGGTATTAAGCGGGTGTCTAAGTAATGTCGCTTAATGAACAAACTATTTTACGTGATTTTGTTGCAGACGTAACTGGATTAGTTGTGCGCCCCATTTTCGACGGAATAGAGCTAAAGGTTGATGAAAAGCCATTTGCGACTATTAAGTTGTTAAATGACGCTGATTTTTCGAGTACTAAATTAAAGGATTCAATCGAGTCGAGCGAATTATATGAAATAGTTGTTTATCCGACGTCAAATAAAGAACAGCGCACTATTTGTGAAAATATAAAAAATAAGTTAAGTTGCGCTTCATTTGATGAATTTACGGTTGCGGACAATATAGGGGTTCAACCTGTCGGACCTGAAAGCCCTGCGGATTTACTGAACTATCACCGCGCTTATATCAGCGTTACAATTACAAAAAGAACACATAGGAGGAATTGAATTTGGCATTAGAATATACAGGAAGTGACATTATTTACTTAGCCCTCATTCCGGGGGAAAACGGTGAAACTTACGTTCGCCCGTTCAATCAAACGGACGGAAATACATCTGTTGAAGCAGATGATATTGAACTTGAAACAAAAGATAAAAATGAAACTAACTACGGTAAAGTGTCACAAACGATTTCATTTGGTGGGATTATGACGACAGGCGACGAAGCTTTTCCATACCTGCTAAGCGCGTTGCGTAGGAAACAGTATGTATCTATTACAGAACTTGACATAAAAACTAAAAAAGGTGAAAAGGGCGTTTATAAACTAAACAGTTTTGAACGCGACAATGGTGTTGGTGATAACGTATCACTATCAATTGAAGCAGCCCTTTCTGGTGAAGTTACCGAAGTAACACTAACCGATGTGCCTGAAGGTGCACCAGCAAACAAAGCAGACGAAACACCTGATACACCAGTAGCATAACACTAAAAAGCCTCTTAACCGAGGCTTTTTATTTTTTGACAAATAATCGTCGCAGGACGTTAAACGTGAAGGAGTTTATAAATGACAAAACAAACAGCAGTTCCAACTTTTGAAATTAACGGTAAACAATATGACTTGAAATTAACGCTAGAAAGTATTGACTATTTAAATAAATTAGACGAAGGCGGAGCATTGGCGCTCGTAGGTAAAGTGTTTACAGGCGACTTACAAACATATGTAAATATTGTGTTCGCTGGTTTGAAACACACAGGCGAAAACTTCACATTGGATTCTGTCACCAAGGCGGTAGAGCAGGCAATTGAAAATGAAACGCTTGACCTCGACAGAGTTATGCGCGACGGAAATGCGCTTGTGGCAAATAGTTTTTTCTACAAGAAGACAGTGAACAAAATGTTGGAAGGCCCGGCCAAGGAAGCGATGGAGAAACTGCTGAGCTAAAAAAACCGCCTTTCATTGACATACATGAATATTATAAAACAGGTTGGCGCTATTTTAAGCTACAGCCTGCGCATGTGCGTCAACTATCACCGCTTGAGTTTAACTTACTTATTGAAGCCGAACAAGATGCTGCGTTAGACCGCAACGAGCAGATGGCAATACAAGCATTCTTCAATGCAGTTGGTGCTAACGCGAAAAAACTAAAAAAACCTTCTGATATTTATAAGAGACCATCAGAGTCGGAGTTAAAACGTGCAGAAAACAGTAGCACAATTGATAAAAAATTAGAGCAGCAAAAAGCGTTAGAAGATTTCACGAAACAATTAGATTTAAGTCAGCTTAAATAAAAAAGAAAGGAGGTAACTTATTGTCAAATTATGACATACTAGTCACAATTGGCGGCGATTTAACCGGGTTGTCGCGTTCAGTTTCACAAGCGCAATCAAAAATCAATGGGCTAACTTCTGAGATAAATAGAACTGCAAAAACAGCTGGTGCCTACGGCGCAAACCTTGAACGGACTGGACAGCGTGTGGCACAAGCCGGAATGGCGATGACCGCAGTGTTCGGTGCAGCAAGCCTTGGCATGGTAAAGGGGTTAGGCGCTTCGGTACGTGCCGCGGCAGAGTTTGAAACGGCGTGGGCTGGCGTTGAAAAAACTGTAGATGGAAACGCAAAGCAAATGAAAACTTTGCAAAAGGAACTATTATCAGTCACAAAAGCAATGCCGCAGTCGACAACAGAAATATTTGCAGTAGCAGAAGCGGCGGGGCAGCTCGGAATCAAGCGCAAGAATATTGCAGGTTTTACTAAAACTATGCTCGATTTAGGTGTTTCTACAAACATGTCAAGTGAAGAAGCGGCTACATCACTAGCTAGACTTGCTAATATCACTAAAATGCCACAGAAAAACTTCGGACGGCTGGGCGCTACAATTGTTGATTTAGGTAACCATTTCGCAACAACTGAAAAAGAAATCACGGAAATGGGCTTAAGGCTGGCTGGGCAAGGTAAGCAAGTTGGCTTATCGGAAGCGCAAATTCTATCATTAGCCACAGCGATGTCCTCTGTCGGAATTAATGCCGAAGCCGGCGGGACTGCCATGACTACTGTTATGAAAAAAATCAACAATGCAGTAGATTCAGGAGGCAAAAAGCTAGATAGGTTTGCAAGTCTTGCCGGAATGTCAGCACAAGAATTCCAAAAGGCGTGGAAGAATGACGCGGCGAGTGCCTTAGATGCTGTTATTCACGGTCTGGGAAAAAGCGGTGAAGAGGGAAAAAATTTAACCGCAATTCTGGATGAACTTGGCATTAAAGGCATACGTGAATCAGATGTAATGCTTCGGTTGTCGGGGAACGCGGATGTACTAACAGACGCATTGGCTGTAGGAAACAAAGCATGGAAAAACAACACTGCGTTATTAGCAGAAGCAAACAAGCGATATAAAACATTTGATTCTCAAGTCGGTATTTCTAAAAAAGTTATGACAGAATTTGGTCGGGCAATTGGTACACCTATTAAAGATGTTCTAGCTGGGCTTTTGCAAGCAATAAATAAAGTTGTTATTGGGCTAACAGGTTTTATTAATAAGTTTAATGAGGCTAATCCTACAATGGCAAAAATACTAGCGGTGGTTTCTTTAGTCGCGACAGGTCTAGCTATTTTAGGAACAGCCGCAGGTGCATTCTTACTCGTACTTGGACCACTTATTCCAATTTTAGGAAGTTTTAAACTTGCTTTAGTAGGAGCTATGAAAGGGTCAACCCTGTTAGGCACATCACTACGTATACTAATTGGGCCCATCGGAATTATAATCGCGGTATTAACCGTGCTTGGAACTGTTTTCTATGCCTTGTATAAAGACAACGAAACATTCCGTAATGCTGTAAATGCAACAGGTGCCGCACTAAAAGGTGGGTTCTTAGTCGCACTTAATGCAGTGAAAACCGCACTTCAAGTTGTGGGTCATTTCTTTGCAGAAGTGGGCGCAGTACTTAAAGCTAGTTTTCTAAAAGCATTAGCAGACTCGAACAGTCAACTTTCAAAATTCATCAGCTTTTGCAAGCAAGTAGGCGCTGCAATAAAATCGGCGTTTGGGGCTGCGTTAGAATATGCTGTCTCGCTTTTTAAGAAATTAGGTGAAATATTAGGAGTAACGTTCTCGACATCCGTCTCCGGTGCAGTCACATTACTAGAGAAATTTGGTGGTGCCTTTGGCGCCATCGGCGGAGTTGTTAGTATTCTAGTTGGAATTTTATCCAAATTTGGGCTTGCGCTTCTTGGAATTACAGGTCCGCTTGGAATTGCCATCTCACTAATAATTAGCTTTCTAACCGCTTGGGCAAAAACGGGGGAATTTAATGCAGATGGCATTACGCAAGTTTTCGATAATCTGTCGAAGACTATTGAAAATGTAAGTAAATCTTTAAACGAGAATTTACCTAAATTTATTGATTTTGGCACTAAATTAATTACTAACATGATTAACGGAATTACGAAAGCTATTCCGAAAATTGTTAGTGTAGTAACAAAAATCATCGACACATATACTCAGACTATGTCTAAAATACTTCCGCAAATTATCGAACTAGGTGTAAAACTGCTTACAAGTTTAATAAACGGAATCGTCTCAGCATTGCCGCAAATAGTATCCGCAATAACAACTATTATTGACGCATATGTTAATACTATTACTTCGCTATTGCCGATGATTTTAGAAGCAGGTTTAAATATCTTATTAGCCCTTATCGACGGAATTGTGACGGCATTGCCGATGATAACAGACACAGCGGTATCTATTTTGACCGGTTTGTTAAATGCCATAATTGCGGCGTTACCTTTATTAATTACTGTAGGCTTACAAATTATTATGACTTTAGTTGAAGGTATTCTTACAGCATTGCCAACTATTCTAGACGCAGCTATACAAATTATAACCGCTTTGCTTAATGCATTAGTATCGGCATTGCCCGCAATTATTGACGCAGGTATTCAGATTTTAACCGCATTAATCGAGGGTATAATTATGATTTTACCGCAACTTGTCGAAGCTGCAATATCGCTGATAATTGCTATCGTGATGGCGTTAATTGAGAATATCGGTAAAATTATTGACGCTGGAATTCAGCTCGTAATGGCGTTAATTGAGGGGTTAATTAAGATATTACCGCAACTTATTGACGCAGCAATTACGTTGTTAATGGCAATCATTGAAGCACTTATCGATAATTTACCGAAAATTATTGACGCAGGTGTAAAACTTATATTTGCTTTAATTGACGGGCTTATTAAAGTGCTGCCGCAGTTGGTTGCAGCCGCGGTTAAATTAGCAGTTGAATTAATTAAAGCAATCGTGAAGTATGCTCCGCAAATTTTAGCAGCGGGTGTAAAATTAATTGGCGCATTGATTTCCGGTTTACTACGTATGTTAGGCAGTCTACTAGCAGCCGGAGGGAAGCTTATATTAAAACTACTTTCAAAACTCGCAAGCTTTGGTAGTGAAATGCTGTCAAAAGGCGGTGAATTAATTAAAAAATTCATATCCGGAATAGGGAAAAAAGCGGGCGAATTAGGCGAAAAGGCAAAATCTATGGGGAAAAAAGCGGTCGATAGCATTAAAAATGGCTTTTCAAATATTGCTGAAATCGGCGGTGACCTTATTCGTGGTTTGTGGAATGGAATTTCTGACATGGGCGGTTGGATAGAAAGTAAAATAAAGGGCTTTGGTAAAGGTGTTTTAAACTCACTAAAAGACTTTTTTGGTATCCATTCGCCTTCGAGACTTATGCGTGATGAAGTCGGGAAATACATTTCATTAGGTGTCGTTGAAGGTATGAACAACGAACTGAACGCTATTAAAAATGCTTCGGCGAATATGGTCGACGCTGCAACCCCAGATTTAAATGGTATTTCTACTAATATGGCACAAGACATGAGCGGAAAAATTTCTGGGGCAGTCAACGCAAGTATTAACGCAAGTAGCCCCGACCAGTCGTGGCAAAATACGCTGGCGGCACGGGTTGACGCGTTGGGCGACCGTATTTCTGAAATGTCAGTCAACATCGACGGCAAGCGTGCTGGTAATATTTTAAGACCGCACATAAGCGAAGCAGAAGCAAAAGAACAACGCAGACAATTCAAGGCAAAAGGTCTGAATTATGGTAATTAGGAGGCGTAATTATATTGACAGAAACATATTTTGTGTTTAACGACAAGTCGAGTTTAGACTTCAACTTAGCAGTTCGGGAGCGCGCCTCCTATACTGCTGCGGAACGAAATGTTGAATATATAGACGTTGCGGGAAGAAATGGAAGTTTACTTCGCGATAAAGGCACATTTAAAAATGTAGAAGAACCAATTTCTTGCTATTTATTTGCAAATGATCGTGAAGTTAAAAATATACGTGCAGAAGCTAATTCGGTGTTTAACTGGCTTAAAAGTCCGCCCGGCTGGCGCAAATTGTTTTATAGCGATGATGAACATTATTTCATGAAAGCACATGTGCCGCAGTCGCTTTCTTTCAACGAAGTATTTTACCTATTTTTCGTAGGTGAAGGCGAAATAAATTTTACTAGGAAACCAGAGCGCTGGTCAATCGCGGGACAGAATACACTAACTATTACAGAGTCAGGCGGTACTATTTATAACCCAGAATTATATCCAAGTTTTCCACGAATTAAAATTTTTGGTACTGGTAATATAACGCTATATATCAATAATAAAACTGTTATTTTAAAAGAGGTCGAAGAGTCAATAATTTTAGATAGCGAAATGCAAAATAGTTATATTGACCGGGATGGTTTTATACTGCCTGCGAATAATCAAGTGCAAAACACTTTGCCGACGCTAGCTGTTGGCGCTAATACGTTCGAGTGGGCTGGCAACGTTGATAAAATCGAAGTAATACCGCGTTGGTGGACCTTATGAGTTATCCTACACTTTATAAAGCCGACGACCCTGAAATCTTAAATGGGTTTGTGCCGACGAATAACGGACTCGGTACACTAACAAATATAGCGAACGCAGTGGTTTCAGAAGAACGCCAAGGCGCATTCACCTTTTCATTTACGTATTATGCGCCGAATGATTTCGACGATGATTACGAAATACAAAAGGTATTATTTGAGAATTTAAAAAAACGTGCGGTCGTTAAAGTAAAAGTAAACGATTTTGACGGCGAAAAACTATTTAGGATAGATGAGTCACAATTTGACACAATCGGCGAATTTAAAGAAATAACTGCGATAGCTATTGCACAATATGACCTTGCTGCAAATTCTTTCGTCGGTGTTGATAAGAAAAGTATAACACCCGCAACAGCATTAAACGAGGTGCTGCGCGCTGCTGTTGTGCCCAATAAATTCACGGCGTGGTCCGACATTTCTATCACGTCAAATTACAAACTTGACTACAAAACAGTTGCGGAAGCAATTGCGGGCACGGAAGGCTCAATTATAGATACGTGGCGTACAGAGCTAGAATGGGACGACTTTACAATTCGTTTGTGGAAAAATCGGGGCACTAATCGCGGTGTCCGGATTGCCTACGCTAAAAATTTAGTCGGGCTTGTTGAAACGGAAACTGGCGATGTAACTACTCGTATTATTCCATTTGCACGTATTGACGATGGCGTTGGCGGTGAAATCGAACTGCGGTTATCTGAAACAGTCATCGACGCCGAAAATGTGAACGAAACAGAGATACCGCTTGCGTTGCCTGTTGATTTTTCGTCGGAAATGCAAGACGCTGGCTATACTACAGAAGATAAATTGCGAACGCTAGCTCAAGCATGGTTCGAAAAAACTGGCAATAATATTCCGAAAATTTCACTAGAGGTGGACTTTGTTCAGTTAGCGAAAACAGAAGAATATAAAGAATTTGCAGTACTTGAGCAAGTTGCGCTATTTGATACTGTCGAAGTTTGGCATGAACGCTACAACAAGAAAATAGAAACTAGAGTCAACAAATATACATATGACCCCATTGACGAGCTGTATTTGACGCTTGAGCTAGGCGACGCAAAGTATTCATTAAGTGCTAGCTCGGAAATGAGCGCACGTGAAAATGCGCAATTAGCCGATAAAATTAACGGAAATTATTCATTTATTGAGGACGCAATAAAAAAAGCAACGGACCTTATCACAGGAAATTCTGGCGGTTACGTTGTGTTATATCCGCCGTCTAGACCTGCGGAAATTATGATAATGGATACCGAAGACGTGACTACATCAAAAGACGTTCTTCGTATAAATAAGTCTGGGATTGGCTTTAGTTCTTCGGGAATTGATGGACCCTACGAAACAGCGTGGACACTTGATGGTGATTTTAATGCAAAATTTATAACAGCAGGAACCCTCCGCGCAATTGATATTGAAGGTGTCACTATCACAGGTTCAACAGTGCAAGCAGACTTATTTAGTGCGCAATTCGTGCCAAAAAACGGCGATCCCTCACCGTTGCGTTACAAACTCGATTTAGCGGGCGCAGGTATGATATTTCAAGCTATTCAGCGTTCGAATGCTAGAAACTACACAGAAACACAGTTGAGTGAGTCGGGAATTGACTTTCGATTTTTCAATAACGGTGAGATTCGAACTGAGCGCTCGACAAGTATTAACGATTTAGGTATTGAAACGCCTTCTATCGCAAATACAGGAAATATATACTTGCGTTCAGAAAACGAGGCACGTGTAGTTGATGATTCGGATTTTAAAATTCCGGGGCACGATGGGAGTGCTGACAGTTACGTTTATCGCAACATACGAGCGAAGGGGTTTATACAGCATTCTACTGTTGAGCGCAAACAAGATTTTGTTAAATATGAAGATACGGAACGAATAAAAGCTATAGATATTGTAAAATCAGCAGGTGTTTTTGAATACAGATTGAAAGATGATTTAGCAACAAATTCATTCGATAAGAAAATCGGCATGTTAGCGGAAATGTTGCCAGAGCATTTGAAAACGGACGGCAAATCAATTGATATGTATGCAGTTGTCACGAATTTGTGGCAATATGCACGTGAAAATGAAGAAGAAAAGCAACAAATGCGCAAAGAAATCGACGAGTTGAAAGAGCTTGTCTACAGTTTAGCAGAAAAGGAGTGACGTATAATGAGTGCACTTAGAAAAATAAATGCAACGTTGGATTTAAATAAAAAAACTTGGAACATGGAACGTATCGAAGCTATACAGAGCGACGAAAATTCGTTAACGTTAGCTGTGCAAATTGTAGAGAGCGGTTTGCAGAAAGATTTAACTGGCTACAAACCGACTTTTGCGGTAGTTTTGCCGGGAACAAACGAGTATATACTTGATGATTTACATGTAAATTTGACGAATTTAAGCGAAGGTTATTTCGAATATACTTTCGTAAAAGAAGCGTTTGCAGTTCCGGGAATTTACGACACAGCTCGTTTTATTATCAAGAAAGATGATGGAACAGAGCTTACTGGAATGCCTCGTTTTATGTATTACGTTGAAAAAGACCCGCTTCAAGGGACTGTTAAAGCAGAAACATACGTGAGTGATTTTGAACGTTTAGAAAGTATGATTGCAGATGTTGAAACAGAAATCGCAGACTTACACGATGAAGTGACAAGTGAGAGTTTGCGTTTAGATACTGAAATAGCGCAACTTGACACAAAAATTGATACAGAAACGGGTAAATTACAAACAGAAGCGAATAACTTACAAACACAATTTGATAGCTTTAATCCGACACAATTCGCGCAACAAGAAGATTTTGAAAATCATATATATAACTCTGATATTCATGTGACAACTGAAAATAAAATTTCGTGGGAAGCAAAAGAGACTCCTGCTAACGCACAAGCGAAAGCAGATAAAGCGTTAACTGACGCAAAAACGTACGCTGATAGTATGCTTGATGAGTATACCGCGTGGGTCAAGCTACCTCTTACATCCGGATTTTCAACAGGTGACAACAACACACCTCAGTACCGACTAATCACGACACCTACGAATGAAGGGACAAAAATATTTGCAGAGTTTCGCGGTGCGATCGCAGGTACTTTCTTGAGTACAGCAAATAGTACCGTCGCAAATATGCCTGCAGGGACACGTCCCGCAGCGACAGAATATTTTACAGCGGCGTCAAATAACGGGGACAGTGGACGTATCGCGTTTACGACGACGGGGACAGTAGTACAAGTGTCGTCAAGTGCTAATGCTAATCCGTCCTACGTTGCGTTGTCAGGCATTAAATACGAAGTCGGAAATTAAAAATAATTAATGTGACAGAAGCCTAAATGGCTTTTTTTATTTTGAGGCGGTGAGTGAAAATGGTGATAGGAGCAGTTATTTGGGGGTTGCAAATAACGGAATGGGTCGCACTAATTAGCCTATTAATGGGGTTTTTTAGCGGACTAGCGTGGTTGTTTAAAAAAATTGTTGGAAAGCCATTTATGGACAGATTCGATAATTTATCTGGAAGCATGGATAATTTAGCAAAACAGCTTGAGGAAAGTAGGCAGGATAGGCAGCAACTTCATATAAGAGTGAACAAAACAAATTCTCGTGTCGATAAATTGGAGGGCAGGATAGAGAAAGTAGAAACACGTCTCGACTATATTGAAGATGATGTAAAAGAAATTAAAAACAAGGAGTGAGCAAAATGAAAAACATAAATTGGAAAGTACGCTTTAAAAATAAAACGTGGGTTATCGCAATGATAGCCGCGTTATTCTTCATTGTACAAGCAGTGTTACTTGTATTTAACGTTTCGTGGGACTATAACGAATTGCTACAGCGATTAATAACAGTTGTCGCGGGAATATTTGCATTTTGGGGGCTTATCATCGACCCTACGACCGCAGGAACGGCTGACAGTGAGTTGGTTCTCAATAAAAATAAAGATGTAGAGGATGATAAATAATGACAAGTTATTATTATAGTAGAAGTTTAGAAAATGTAAATAAATTAGCGGATAACACCAAAGTGGCGGCGAGAAAACTTCTCGACTGGGCGGAAAATAGCGGCATTGAAGTATTAATCTACGAAACAATTAGAACGAAAGAGCAACAATCCGCTAATGTCGCGAGCGGAGCGTCTCAAACAATGCGTTCTTATCATTTAGTAGGACAAGCGCTAGATTTCGTCATGGCGAAAGGTAAAACTGTTAATTGGGGTGGTTATCGCTCAGCAAATGCGAAAAAATTTATTGCAAAAGCGAAAGCATTAGGATTCACTTGGGGTGGTGATTGGGACGGTTTTGTTGACAATCCGCACTTGCAATTTGAATACAAAGGCTATGGAACAGATACTTTTGGTAAAGGGGCTAGTGCAAATGTTCCAGCTAAGCCAAATACGCAAAGTAATAGCAGCTTGGGATTAGTTGATTACATGAATATGAATAAACTAGATTCTAGCTTTGCGAATCGTAAAAAACTAGCGACAAGTTACGGAATTAAAAATTACAGCGGAACAGCTTCGCAAAATACAACTTTATTAGCTAAATTGAAAGCGGGGAAACCTCATACGCCTGCTAGTAATAACACTTACTACACCGAAAACCCCGGAAAAATCAAAACGTTGGTACAGTGCGACTTATACAATTCCGTAGACTTTACAGCAAGTCATAAAACAGGCGGGACATATCCTCCGGGGACTATTTTCACTATCGCCGGAATGGCGAAAACAAAGGGTGGAACACCTCGCTTAAAAACAAAAAGCGGTTATTTTCTAACTGCAAACAAGAAGTTTGTTAAGAAAATCTAGTTTGATGCCCTCGCTTTTGCGGGGGTTGTTTTTTGTTTTAAACAAATGATACTTTTACAATACCTGAAAAATGTGAATTAGATTACATTGAAAGTAGTGTTTTTAAGATTAAAAATAAAATATTTTTAACTATTAGTTAAACTGATAGTTTCAAGCAAACATCAGAAGGACTCAGAGATACGAAATTCGGTTTTTTATATTTATTTTGAGTTACATCATGTAACATTAAAAAAACCTCCCAAATGGGAGATACAAGAATATTGTACTGTTTGACCTACTTTGATGTTCGTTTTCGTTTCTGAAAAAAGGTTTACAAGCACGCTTTGAGTGATATATGATAGTTAATACAACATATATGTTATTTAATACAACATATATGTTAATGAAAATATATAGAGAAAATGTGACACAGTTTAAATACATAAAGAGGGATGGATTTGTAATGACCTATATTACTTCGGTTTGTAAACCTTTTTCCGAGGATGAAAGGGAGCATCTGGCGACTAATTTTTTTAATGGAATGATAAAAAATCATCCTTATTTAAATGAGTTATATAGACTTATTCTTTTGAAAATGAAGTATTTTACTATAAAGGATAATAAAATATCTCAGCTTCGTTACTCTAATCAACATGGGTGGCATTTTACAATTACTTATTGTGATATAACGGGGAGTTTACGACCAATGGTGATTATAAAAAAATTAAAAAGAGATGATTGTACTTATGAAATTCGTATCAATGGAGATTATGATAAGTCAAGGCTACTTTTCTTTTATGTTAGCCAAGAAATAATGGAAGAAGTATTATTTATCTTGAGCTACGGATATTCAAAAAATAGTGGAAAACAAGATTTAACTGATGTTCTTGCTCAATCTACTAAAAGTATTAAGGCTGATATTGAATCAGCTAGTAATACAAATGAAAAGATAACTGAATGGGTAGGAGGTAATTGGAAATGAATATCAATGAAATGTTTATGGATCATCCCCAATTTCAAACGCCTAAAATGAAATTGTCTGAAAAAATTATTAAAATTGAAACTGAAAAAGGATATACTCAAGAAGAAGCTGCTAAATTAGCAAAGATAAAGTTAGAATTATTTGTACAACTTGAACTAGGAAGAGAGGATATTCATATAATGCACTATATGAACACCCTTGCTCGATTGGAAGAAAAAAACAACTTATATGTCATGTCTTCTAGTCCCGTTGTGAAACAAAATTCTTCACGTAATAAGAAGATTAAAGTAGCTACTAAAAATCCTTTTTTAAATAATAAATTTAATAGAACGGCAGGTACTTTTTTATGAAACTTGAGTTAATAGCAATGACTGTAAATGAATTGAATATGGTCCGAGTTGGATATGATGATACCAAAATAGGAAGCGAGTATTCCGATGTAGAAATAGTTGAGATTGATTTGGCCGATGAAGGCGAAGGATATTTTGAACTTATTTTTAAAACTGGAGCTCAAATTGATGATTTATTGTATTATAGCGCATCAATTCAAGCTAAAATAGTTGCTCATGAAATTGATAATGAGACATTTGAAAGCGAAATAACTGAAAATATAGATGAAGCAGCAATGCCACTGTTTGCAAAAGCTTCACAACTTTTAACTAATTTATCAGCAGAAGTCAGTCCAATTCCACAAATTGTACTATTCAGTGCTAATTATGATGATTCACAAGACTAATTCTTATATACCCCCCCTAACCACACGTTAGGGCTTTTTTTATGCAAAAAACGCCAAGCATGTGCTTAGCGCTTATCCTTTTCGATAACAGGTTTAAAATACTTTTCTTCTGCTTCAAGTCGAGCTTTTATAGCATCTTCTTTTTTAGTGAATCTTCCTAAAAAACGATGGTTCCTTTTAAACGTGATAGAAGCTTCCCATTTTTTTCGCGATTCATTCCAGCGAACTCCTTTGATTCCGCTTTTGTTTCTAGTTGAAATTTTCCGTGTTAAAGCTGATTTCATTGTACCGTCGACACTATCAACTTCGAGTTTTCGCGCAAGTGCTTTTTTCTTAACTTCCTCCGAGTGTAGATTATTTTTTGCATATTTATTCCCATTTTCTTTCGCTAAGCACCCGCATGATTTCACATAACCTCTTTTGAGTTGCTGAGCTAGTACTTCTTTTTCATTACCGCACTCGCATACGCACTTCCAAACCGCATTTCCATTTTCAGAACGAACAAACTCTTTCACAGTCAATCTCCCAAAAACTTGTCCAGCCAAGTCGGTAATATGATTATTCATTGTATTGACTCAACAATCATATAATCAGTTGAATCATCTAAATAAGCAGTAAAATGCTCTGTAGTATTTACAGATTCAGCGAGTTTAGTTATATTGTCATCGTTCATATCCAGTTTAATCTTTTCACCGTCAAGCAATTCGGAGCTGATTTCATCCGTGTTATAGCCATATTTTTCGAATACTGTTGTTAACTCTTTTAAAATCTCATCATTATTTATTTCTTTTTCAATTTCGTAGAATTCGTCTAGCATTTCGCCCGCTGTAAAGCCGAAAACTTCCGCTGTCAGTCGTACATTTTTTGCAGACATTTGGTCCACTGTTTTTTTGTCTGCCATTCGGATTGTTTGGTGTGCGAGTCCTGTCGCATTTCCTAATTGATAAATTGTCCAATCTTTTCCATCTAAGTATTTTTTTATAAATCCAGCCATTTATTTTTCCTCCTCTACGTATCTAAAAATTACAGTGTAATATCCCATTTCTTCGTTGTCGCTAGCGTATTCACCGTACACAACTTCCAACTTAGTTCCAGCGGGTAACAATACTTCTTTTTCATCTTCGCAATCTTCAGCACCTAGTGCAATTACTTCATTTTCATTGTCATAATCAACAACGTGGCAAGGTACTTCATTTTCAATTTCAAAATTATATTCAACAGGACAATCATTACATACTGTAAAAGCACCACCGTCTGTCCAGCTTTCTTGCTTTTCTAATGTGATTACTTGACCTTTTTCAAAACCTAATTCCCAGTTTGTATTGATATTACGTCCAAGCCCCGCAATTTTAGCATTTATATCTTTAGCGATTTCATTTCTATCTATTGTTTGCATTTTTAAATTCCTCCCGTTTCTTTACTATATACATATTATAGCGCAATATATTTGATTAGTCAACTATATTTGAGTAATTAATTTCAAAAAAAATACCCCGAACTAAAAAGTTCGAGGTTGCTGTTATATTAAGCAGCTAATAGTTGAATGAAATTACTAGATGCAAAACATCTATGGGTATATTATTGCATAAACTATTTCTTACTTCAAGAGAGATATATATTAAAATTTAGTCCTAATTACCTCTTGATAAAAAGAACGTTTGTTCGTATAATCTTAACAAGAGGTGACAAGTATGTATAATTTGATTGACAATGAGTTAGAAAATACAATAGTTTTAATTGATGCAATGAATCGCAATTGGTCAATAGAGATTTTATTTTTAAAGAATAATCATCATATGCGCTACAAGTATGTAGTGCCTGTTTTTATCGACTATGAAAAACAGATAGTTCAACTACAACGTTTTGACGAGCGCATATTTGATATTAATATAGAAGATATTGTTTTTTGCGAGGTTATGATATGAGAGTATATTCATTTAATGATTTTAAATATATTTGTTATGTTGAGGGGAAGGAAGGGGCAGTAAAAAAATTATTCAGCGGACTAGCATCAGAAAAAGTACTAAATAAGTATGTCAAAGAATATGAAGTATCTGATATATACAGTATTTACAGAACAGTAATACCAAATAAAAAGCCCTGACACATTTGCCGGGGCTCATTTTTTATTGAATTTCTTTTCCATTTATATTTAATTGAACAATACGCATAGAACCTGTCATACCAACAATATTATCAACTTTAAAGTCAGAAGCTTGGTATCCATCGCCAGTGAGCGTTCCCCAAATTTCTACATTATCGCCAACAGCCGCGTCAAAGTCTTCGGAAAAAACAGGCATTACATAACCGACGTCATTTTTTACAAGCCATGCGGACTCTCCATCGACCTGTAATTTTTGTATTATTTCACCAGAAAAATGGTATCTTTGCCCTGTAATATTTGTTGTATCGTTATTGTATAAAATTTTCCCTGCGGTAGCTGTATACCTTTCACTGCCTTGCTCTGCCTCGTCTTTAAATGAGACATTCTCTGATTCTTTCTTGTCTTCTTTATCACTCCCCGTCAACGTAACAGTTTCCACCTTATTCAATACGCCATTTTTAATAAACTGTCCATCGAAAGTTTTGTCGGATTCTTTTATTTTTTCTTGCACTTTTTTACTTTGCTCTTCAAGCGGCAATGTTGTATATGTAAGTGTGTAATTGCCCGGCTTAACGTCCTCAAAAGTTCCTTTAATGCCGCCCAGAACACCAATTTCACCGGTTTGTTTTTCTAAAGTGGTACCATCCTCGGATTTTTCCGAGATTTCGAATAACATACCGCTTGGTAAATCTGTGTCAATATTCGCTTTAATAGTGTTATCGCTTGTCTTTGTCTTTTCTTTAATCTCGTCGCCATAGCGTTCTGTTTTTTTAGCGTTTTCTGTGTTAGATTGAGCATTACAGCCAACAAGCAATATAGCGCTAATTAGCAGCATTAAAGCTATAACTCCCTTTTTCAAATAAATTCCTCATTTCTTTTTCGTTTTCATTTTTATAAATTCTATATACTTCATTATATCATTGTAGTTTTCGTCTGTAAAAGCACTTTCACTTAACAACGCTAATACTTTTGCAGCATCCGTAATATTTTGCGTGTCATCAACCAGATACGAAACGGGCACATGAAAATAGTCAGCAATTAGTTTTACTTTGCTTATGCCGGGATCTACAACGCGCCACCTGCGAATGGAGCCGCGAGCAATGCCCAGATTTTCTTCAAGTACTGTAATAGAAAGTTTTTGCGCCTCAGCAAGCGCCTCAATTTTATCTACTAACAAATAAATTCACCTCACCAATGATAGCTCTGTATTGTTTGTTCATATATAGTACGTTCATATAATTCAAGTCTTTTTTTCGCTAATTTTTTAGAAACATTAAATTTTTGCATAACATAATAAAGTACTTCCGCACGAGTTTTCTCGTAGTTGACTTTGCGCAGTAGGTGAAGCGGAACAAGGAACCTTTCCGCAAAATTGTCCGCTTGTTTTTCTTGATAGTCAATGTAAACCTGTCGACTTTTAAACTGATTCCCCGCGTGTAACATAAAGTGCCCAAGCTCGTGCGCAAAGTCATATAACTGTTCTTGCTGCGTTTTACTTTCGTTAAGTATTATATAGTAAGTTCCTTCATAATAACCGTGAAAACTAGCTTCATCTGTGTATCTTAATATAATGTTTAACTTTGCGCAGACGTTATGCGGTAATATGTTTCCGGCTTCTATCTCTAGTTTTTCATAAATTCTGTAAATCATATCATCTAAGTAATTCATATAATCCCACCTTCGTAATTAATAACAGAACACTTGTTCTTATTTTAATACGAAACAGAGATTTTAGCAATAAAATCAATTAGTCATTTTTATGTTCTTGTTTTAGCACTTCCCAGATTCCGCGCAGTTGGCGAAGGCGCTCTTCGGGGCTGGCGGCTAATTCACGCATGAATAACTGCAGTTCAGGGTCGTCTTGAAAAGCTTCGAATTCAGCGTCAGACCCACGCCCAAGCAAATAATCGACAGAAACATCGAAAAAATCGGCAACTTTTTGAATTTTATCAATTGAGGGCTTATTAGTATCCCACCGATATATAGTACTATTTTTCAATTCTGTTCGACGTTCTAATTCTGCGATGGTAATTTTATGTGCAGAACAAAGTTTTTTAATACGCTCAACAATAGTCATGTCAACAATCCTCACTATTCACACGAAATTATACCTGTAAATTTACATAAAATAGTTGACAATCTGTAAATTTGCAGTTAAACTAAGTGTAGTTAATATGAATGACACAAAAATACTTAAATGAAAATGTTGGGGAACATCTTTTTAAACCATTTGTGTGTCGCTCTGTACTTACATATTAGCAAATTTACAGTTTATAGTCAATAGTTGTCGTGAAATATGCGGCTTAAGTCGTAAAGGAGGGAGGCATTGAGAAGTACATTTACTAAGATACAAAATAATGTAATTGAAGATGAGCGTTTAAATTTACAAGACTTAGCGCTATACTTAGCACTTTGTAAATTCGCAAATAACAAAACTCAACAATGTTATCCGAGCAAAAAATCATTACTGAAAGTTTCACGCATAAGTGACAAGTCGTTCAGGAAGGCGCTAAAACATCTTATAGAATACGGATATGTAAAAGTTGAAACCCGCCTAAGCAATGACGGGAAGCAATTATCTAACATGTATACCCTGGTAAATATGCCATAGTGGGGGTGGTAAAAACACCATGGTATCCCTGGTAAATATACCATACGAACTATACTTCATTATAACTAGACTCTATTATAACTAGACTTCAAAGTACACCGCGCTAAAGCACGGGCATACCTTTTAAAACAAAAATCTCTTCTAGAAAGGAATGGCGTCATGAATAACTACAATAATATAATGCTAGAACTTGATAAAGATAGTACTTATATAACGCTGATTTTTAAAGAAAATAAGGCTTTTATGAAAATGCTTGGGGGCACTGATAGTAGAAAATATTTAGAGGCAAAAGCTGAAACAAACCGCTACGTAGCCGACGCCATGTTTGCGGCGGGAAAGCGGGCCGCTTATGAATGAAAATGAATGCTACTATGCTGCAAACCTAATCACATTCTACGCGGGGCAAGAGCTTATAGGTGTTAAAGTTGAAACACAAGACGACTTGCAGAAGTTAACACATTGCATAAAAGATAGTCTTACATCTCTGGCAGTAATAAACGAACGGCTAAACGAAATTGCCCTTGAAAACTTTTGCAAGGAATTCGGCGTAGAATATTCGAGTCAAAGGAGCGGTGCAAAATGAGTTTTATCGCATTAGTATTTTTAACATTTGCAATTTTCGCATTACTATACACGAAGGGAGCGCATAAAGATGACGTATAAGTTAAGCGACCAAGAAACCGTTATACACTATCAGCATGACACAGGCGAGTGGCGTTTATACACAAATGTACGAAAGCATATTAATAAATACAAAAGCTTAGTGGAAAATCCCCGGTTGGTACAGGAAAATGAACGCATAATTTCGTTAGAAGGCGAACTTCCCGACGTAGTTGTGTCCGTGTATAAAAAACGCAAATTAGACGAAAAAACACGCAAGGCAATGGGGGAAAAATTAAAAGCGAATCGAGGTCAGCAAAATGAAAATTAGTTTATCACGATTAGAAACACGGACTTACAACATCACCGCAGAAGAATTATACAAGATTTTAGAAAAGTATTACGAAACTCTTGTGCCTTACGGGTGCCGCCTACATCTTGAAGGCGATAGAGCAGTAATAAGATATAGTTATGAGCGTAGTTCTTGCACTAAAGCACAGTATGAAATGTTAGAGGCATTAAACAGCTTCCTCAACCATTTTAAAACGGAGGTCGAGCATGAGAAAAAAAGACGTTTCTGAATGGAATACGAAGGATTTCACTAAATACCTTCAAGAAGAGCATTTGCGCCGATATGGTATTGAATACCAGCCGTTTGGCAAGTGGGCGGTAGAGCAGGGGCATGTTGGGCGCATAATCGGCACCACAAAAAAAGAGGGCACACATTCAAAAGAATTTTTAAAAGACTTCATTGACGCCTGTTTTAATGAATATAAACCGACTGCGCTGTATCCCGGAATTAGCTTCGGCTTCATGCTGACTTATAAAAAGCAAACTTGGCAGTGTGTAGAGCTGGCATATCTTAAGAAGGCAAGCGTTGCGACTGCGGAGTCGCCCGCGGATTGGGACGAGGTGGCAAAATGGCTCTAAAATCCTTTAAACAGCTCGATAAGCTTAGCCCAACGAGCACCGTAAAAGTGCTGCTTGAGTCACGCGAAAAGGTCGCAAATGTGCCCGCGGATTATAGGTTCGCTACTTTAAGCGATAGTATTATGCGCAACGCTCAACCGGAAATTTATGCGCTACTTGAACGATATGTTACAACGTTTAGCCAGCGGGGGCACCAAGTAAAATCGCTTTACTTGTGGTCGCAATCGCCCGGCACAGGCAAAACAACGACAGCAAGCGCACTATTAAATGAATATATAATTGCGGCTGTCAACTCGCACATAAGCGATGGCGTGCGCCCGCCTGAACAACCTGCTTATTTTCTAGACGTCAACGAACTGCAAACATTATATAACGAATTTGCTCGACCACATGTACCGGCAGAAATTGCAGAAAGGTCGGCAAGTCAGTATTATGCAAAAATACAAGCAGCGAAAAAAGCAATGTTCACCGTTTTTGACGACATAGGCGTGCGGTCTGCAACGGACGGGTTTCGAGGCGATTTACATAATATTATAAACGAACGCGTCGCAAATAATCGACCTTCGATTTATACATCGAATTTGGCTATCGAAGAAATGACGCATGTATTCGACGCGAGATTATTTGACAGAATGCGCGATCAGTGCCAAGCGGTCCACTTCGCTGGCGAGTCGCAAAGGGGGAAACGCTAAATTGAACGCTAAAAATAAGAAAAAAAGAACGGAAATAATAAAGCAATTATGTATTGCAGAAGACAACGAAAATAACGCGGAAATTAAGCGTTTAGGAATTGCGTTAATGAGCTTAGAGGACCCCGACGAATTCGATGAACTCCACGACAATACAAGACGCCGAGTTGAATTGACAGTTGACGAGTACCTTGACTACCGCGAAATTTTTACCGACCAGCAAATTGCGGATATTTGCGGGGTGCACGAAAAAACGTTGTATCTATTTCGAAAAAGAAATGGATTAGTAATTCCACGAAAGGAGCATATGAACAAATGAAAAAACACGAAAATTTAGTATTAGGATACTTATTTTTAGCACAAACTACTTTGTTTGTCAGAGTAATCAGCTTCTTGCTGTTAGGTCTTATTTTACTTACGAAATGAGGGTTAAAGAATGAACGTAGAAAATCCGCTAATAGTTGATGATTTTTGGGACGATGGATTCCGACATTGAAAGGAGCGAACAAGTGAATATAAACAACACTATCGAAATTTGCAGACTGAAAAAAATGTTGCAATTTCAGCTCGAAAAAAGGAAAGAGTTAGATTTTCAAATCGAAATATTAAAACGGCTAATAAATGAAAGTTATGAAAAAGATTTAGCAGAAACGCAACAATGGTTAGCGGAGAGGGACGAGGTGCAGACGTGAAAATATTAGACGCTTGTTGTGGTAGTCGGATGTTCTGGTTCAATCGCGCAAATAAAAACGTCACTTTTATGGATAATCGAGAATTAGAAACAGAGTTATGTGACGGGAGAAAACTGGTTGTAAAACCAGATGTAATTGCAGATTTTAGGAGTATGCCATTCGATACCAATACATTTCACTTAGTCGTTTTTGATCCGCCACATTTAGTGAAAGTTGGCGATAAATCTTGGTTGGCCAAGAAGTACGGGAAATTAGACCAGAAAACTTGGCAAGAAGACATTGCAAAAGGATTTAGCGAATGTATGCGAGTTTTAAAGCCAAACGCCACATTAATTTTCAAATGGAATGAGGAACAAATAAAGCTAAGCGAAATATTAAAAGTAATTGATCACGAGCCACTTTTTGGCAATAAGAGAGCAAAAACGCATTGGTTGGTATTTATGAAGGAGTGAGAGCATGACAGAATACGCCCTCTACAAAGGCGACGATCTGTTGAAAATCGGTACATTAGACGAATTAGCAGAGTTTAGAAAAGTAAAGCGTGAAACTATATTTTTCTACGCTACGCCTTCTTACAGAAAAAGAACGTCAGAGAAGGGACTAAGAGTTATAAAACTGGATTAGGAGGAAGCGGAATGACAAAAGATGGTACAAAAGAAGCTCTTGCAGAGGTAGGGGTTACTCGAAAAAATCGACTGCTAAGAAAGATATGTCGGCATAAGGATAAAGAGATATTTAAGGATACATCCTATGACGGGATACAAGGTGAAAGGCGTGTGGTGGTTTGCAGAAATTGTGGAGAATTAGTTTCTGATTTTATTGCAAAATATGAGGGTGGCGGCTTTAAATGAATATAATCAAAAAAGGTGACCGAGTTCAGACTGTAACGGATACAGAGTGCAATAGGGCGGAGAGAAGGAGGAAGCAGAATGAATCAAGCAGAACTAGATGTCGTTATAGAAAAGCATGAGAAATGGTTACGTGATGGACATGGAGAACGTGCAAATTTAAGTTATGCAGATTTAAGTGGTGCAGATTTAAATGGTGCAGATTTAAGAGGTGCAAATTTAAGTTATGCAGATTTAAGTGGTGCAGATTTAAATGGTGCAGATTTAAATTGGATTAATTGGCGGGATGTTGTCAGTCTAACTGTAATAGCTGTACAAATTAATACTACGAGAAAAAACAATCAAATCACGTATATCAAAGAGCTGGAAATCTGGACTACAGGTTGTTTTCAAGGAACTTTAGAAGAACTAAAGACATCTATTGAAAATACGCATAAAGATAATGAAAAGTTAAAAGCTAAGTATTATCGTGTTATTGATTTTATCTTACAGGAGGCGGAGTAGATGAAGACTACTGATATTTATAATTTTAGACAATTGTTCTTTTTAGACAAGTTTTTGGTTGGTCATAAAGGTTTTGCGGCAGGAGGGTGTTTCAAAAACATCTTTAACAACGAGCCGGTAAAAGATATTGATATATTTTTTATAAAACAGGAAGATTTTATTGAAGCTAAAGAACATTTTTTGGATTTAATAAAAAAGGAACCCGACAATTGGAGCAAGTCATATAATAACAAAAACGTATGGGCAATATACTCTATAAAAGACAAGATTAGAATCGAACTAATTAAAAGTGTCTTTGGAACTCCAGAACAAATAATAGATGATTTTGATTTTACGATTACAAAATTTGCATATTATACTGACTATGGAAAAGCTGATGAAGATGATTATCTAGCGCAGTTTGAAGTTATGTACCATGAAGACTATTTTGAGCATCTTCAAACGAAAAAGTTAGTCCTTGATAACGCTATTCCTTTCCCTATATCAACTTTCAATCGCAGCTATAAATATCAAAAATATGGATATGGTCTTTGCAGAGAAAGCAAAATTAAATTGCTTCAATCAATATATGATTTACCTAGTATTGACGCGGAGCAATTAGGACTTTCCCTGTACGATGGAAAAGATTGAACTTTTGGAGGTGCAAGATGGAGATTGAGTTTCGAGGGAAGCGTCTACGGTCAAGCGAATGGGTGCACGGTTTTTACTACGAAGAGCGAGGCTTTTCATATATTACTGTCGTTACCGATAAGCCATGAGAAATACCCACTCATTTGAATGTTCCTGTAGACCCAAAAACGGTCGGGCAGTATACAAACCTAAACGATAAAAATGGCAAGAAGATTTTTGAGGGGGATATTGTAGAAATCATGGATGGAACTGGTGAGGAGGAAGAATAATGAGAACAGAAACAGTTATAAAACATGTTTCGTGTGATGTGTGTAAAAATAGCGAGGAAAAAGGATTTCCTATAAAAAGAATGAGTGCAGCTGTATTAGATTTTGGACACTATGATGAATACGGTAATTTTCACGAAGATATAGGTAAAAACGTTACAAGTCAACAATTAGATTTATGTAAGAAATGTGCTAGCTTAGCACGTGATAGAGTAATAAAACGTAAAACACAGATGTTCACGCAAAATATATATTACGTATTTCAGGATTTAATTGCAAGAGATGGTGAAGCAAAATGAATAACGGACAATGGATGATAACTTGCAGTGATGATAAGTTTTGGGAAGGTAGTGCAAGATTTAATACGAAAGAAGAAGCTATTGGATATGGGATTGAAATGTTGAGAAAGTATAATAGCAATCCCGATGACGCAAAAAATCGCAAAATCTTAACTGACGATATGGGCGCATATCCAGTACCTCTTACACCTTACAGTAATGAGCCGATTTATATTTTTAACGTTGGTCTAGTTGAACAAGTGAAATTTCCAAACAGGACAGACGAGTTATTAGAAAGGATAGCAGAAGATGTTTATGACGAAATTGGAGATTACGCTGAGGATTATTTAGATGACGTTGACGAGAAACACCAAACAGAATTGCAAGAGTTAATTCGAGATTGGGCTGAACGACATGATTATTTACCAAATTATTTCACGATAAGTTTAACGGAACTGATTGATACAAGAAATTTAGAGGAAGTTTGAGGGGGAAGAAGAATGACAAACTACCACATCACACTTTCCGTTTTTGAAAATAGTACAAAACAAACTCTTATTAATTTCACAAAATATAACACATCATTGGAAGATTTAAAGGCAGCTATTTTAAAAAGACTAGGTAACATATGCTCTGTAAATCGTGTGAATAAACACAAATTTAAAGTGAAACAAATTATTAAGGATTCGCAATCAGTGGACAAAATGGTTGCACAAATAAATGATGAAACAGATTTTCATATTATTGTCGAGGAGGTTCTAAATTGACTAAAAAATATGAAGTTCATTGGGAGCACCTTCAAAGAAAAGAGCATAATATTCACGGTGAATTTGATTCTTTCAATTAAGCAATGCAGTCAATTCGCGAATGGTGGGCGTTAAATGAGTTTGAACCCCCATACGTACGATTTTGGACCTTGAATAACAGAACAACAATTGACTATGGCTCGCACTACATGTTTTATTATATTCACGAGTTAGCGCAAAAATAAGCGAAAGTGGGTGGAGTATTGAATGAAATACATGTCGCAGTCGGCGACCTAATACGTGTCGAAGGCTACGAAACATTATATTACATAGATATAATTAATACACATAATATTGAGACGTCCGACGCGAAATGGTCCGAAATCGAGCTCGATTTAACAGGCGTGAACGGCGAGTATAACTTCGCTTACATAGAAGATGTTGAACTTGTGTGTCGCGCAAAGTATAGCAGTGAATACTTGCGAACAGGTACACTTACAACCGCAATGCTAAACGCAAATAAGGCAGCGCCTTCAACGCGTGAACAGCAGGTTAACAACATAGACGAGCTTTTAGATATTGCCCTGAGCGCACAAAAGTTATATAAAAGTACAGGTTTAAGCGAATTCCAAGCGCAGGAAAAAGCGGCATACGACTTGATGAAAAATTTAATAGAAATGAGCGAAGGAAATGGCAAATAAACAATTTGCGCAGTTGCTACTGAATAAAGTAGTAAATGACGCTGATATTTCACCGTTAACAAAATATAATATTCAAGCTAGCGATATGCCTACGAAATCCGACCGACAAACCTTCGATTTCATTCACGATTATTACGAAAAAGAAGGCGTTGTGCCGAGTTACGCAACTTTGTCGACGCAGGTTGAAAACTTTGAATATGTGCCTGAAATCACCGACACTTATGCATATTTAGCGAAGCAGGTCAAGGATTACAGCGGCAAAGTAGCGGTGTTTAAGCTGCTCGAAGACCCATCCATGCAAGCGAAATTTGATGGCATGGAAAGCGCTGAATTTATTGCATACATGCAAAAGGCGTTACATGAAATCGAAGTGCAAACGAAAGTGTCGCGGGGGCTAGGCACAGATGTAGTGTTGGACTCTGAGAAGTTTTTGACCGAATATGAAAAGCGCAAGGCTGGCGAAAGTAATAAAATTTGGCACTCTAAGTTTCCGACGGTGGAGCAGGAGCTTGGCGGCTATACAGAAGGAAATACTTACGCATGGTACGGGCGTTCTGGACGCGGCAAGTCCATTATCACGATGGAAGAAGCGTTGCAGGCAGCTGTCGACGGCGCAAATGTGCTTATTTGGGCGCTGGAAATGCCATGGTTTGAGTGGATGGCGCGCGCTTACAGTAGTTTAAGCGCTCGACGTAAAATATTTAAGGCGGAAATTGATGGCACTAGGTACGAAACTGGGTTTTTTAATAGAAATTTACAACAAGGCGACTTGCCTGCGGAATTTGAAGAAGCTTTTCGCGTTTTTACGCTGGAACTGGCTGAGGGGCAACATATAAAAGGTACAATTACATTACGCTCGGTAGATGATGATGACTTTGACCAGCGAAATTTAGCAGCATTGCAAGCAGATATAGAAGCAACAAAAGCGAATGTGGTTGTTATTGATCCGATTTATTACATGGACTTCGAGCAAAATACAAGTAAAACCGCAGGTGGCGACGTAGCAGCTACAAGTAAGAAACTACGGCGACTTGCCGGCAAAATGAAATGCGTAATACATGTTGTCACACAAGCAGAAGAAGAAAAAGAAAAATTTGACGATGGCATTCGCACAATAAGCATTCCGAGCCGTGAGTCCGTCAAAAAATCTAAAGCTATACTGGAAGACGCTGCGGCACTACTAGCGTTCGACTCTGTTGATAACACTGGCGTTATTGAGATAAAAAAGGGGCGTAGTGGCGGCGAAGGAAAGCAGGCGGAGCTTGTGTTTATGCCGAGCTACGGTGTTGTTGAAGAACTTGACTACACAGCCGCACTGGTACGCGAATTTTAGGGGGGATTTATACGGTAGAGATTGAAAAGTGGATTATTGAAACTGACAAAAAGTTAGCTGGAAAAAATTTGGTGTTTTACTACGAATTTGACAATGGCGAGTCATATAGCGACCATCATACCTATGTTACAGGTCCTTATTTTAAAACAATTAAACAAGCATTTGATTATATGTTAGTAAATAGTAGGATGAAACCAAGCATCATAGAGGATCACGAGAACGGAGAGCCGACGTTACTATTTGAAGAAAAGAGCGCCCACGCTTTTACAGCCCGTTGGCTGGCAACTCTTGAATATATGAAATATTGGGCGGATTAGTATAGGAGGTTCTGCAAGTGATTGTTATTGACATAAGTGAAAATGTATTGCATGTAGATATAATCGAGGAGTTGGGTCAATACGACTGGGAGCATGCGCGTTGGACCGAGGGCAAATTAATCGCAGCGAGCCCATTTCGCGAAGATAACCGCCCATCTTTTTTTGTTAATTTGCAAACAGGGGTTTGGTCCGATTCTGGTGCGGTGGATGTCTCGAAAACAAAAGGCAATTTCGTTTGGCTTTTAGCGCTATTGAAAGGCTGGTCTTACAGCATGACCGCGGACTGGCTCGAAGAAAAGTACGGATTTCCTGACCTAGAACAGTTGAAAATAAAACCTGCCATACAAACGTTAGAAAAGTCAACGGAGATTATTGCGCTAAGTGGCTTTGAATGTTTGAAACCTAGCGAATATTTAGAAAAAAGGGGCCTCACAAAATCAGTTCAACAGCGGTACGGCGTAGGTGGCGATAGTAAAAAGGCGGTAATGCCCTGGCGCACAAAAGATGGCAAGGTAGCAAACGTTAAGTACCGACGTGCAGACAAGAAAGAATTTTGGTATGAGAACGAAGCAACGTCATTAAATGAATTAGTGTTCGGTCTCGATGTTGCTAAACGTGAGCGATCTGCAACCGTTGCAGTATGTGAGGCAGAAATTGACGCAATGAGTTGGTGTTTGCTTGACGCGGATGTGGTTGGTATTGCGGTAGGCAGTAGCGTGATGAGTGAGCAACAAATGGAGCTAATCAAGCGGTTAAATGTTACTAAAATTATTTTAGGTGGCGACAATGATGAAAAAGGTGCGCTTTTAAATAAGCAGGCAAAACATGCGTTTGGCGGACTTTTTCGGTTAGAATATGCAGAATATGCACCTTTCAAGGATGCAAATGAAAAATTATTAAATATTTCTAATTAGTGCGTTTACATAATCGCATATATGCGATATAATAAATAAGTGTTAAGGAGCTGATGAAACTTGAACATGTCAACTGAAATTATTATGACGGAGCACGCAATTAAACGGGCAAAAGAGCGACTTAAAATTCCAGCCGACACCGCGCCAATGTGGGCGCAGAATAGGTTAAAAGGGAAAAACGCAACTAGAATGACCGGAAAAGATACCTATGAATACGAGGTTGGTAGCGTAACTTTTGTTGTTACACACAACAATAATAAAGCAATTGTTCGTACATGTTATAAAACGATTGACGACCCTCTAAAGCAAAAAGTAGCGCGCTTTTTAGATAAAGAATTTAACAAAGCAAAGCGAGCATATAATAAAGTCAATAAAGAATTATTAAATACAACTGCGCTTTTATACTCGCAAATAAGCGATGAAACTGCGAAACTTGCGCGAACAAAAAATCCGCTGGCGGTTTCAAAAATTAGTGAAAGTTTGCAAAAACTACATACTGAATTGGAAAAAGTGCAGACTAAACGCAATGAAGCCGAAAAAGAACTTAAAATCATGCGCACGCAAGCAGATAAATTAATTGATATTTAAGCCGGCAAGTTCTACGTCGGCAAAACAGCGTGAACGGTTTGGCTACGATCGTGCTGTTTTGCGGGCGTGGGAAAAGGGTGCACACTTGGTCCGAGGCTCGAACAAAATACATTTCAAAAGGAGTTTTGCAGTTGGCAATTGTTGGAAAAGAAGCTATTTCAGCATTGAGAGGCGCAACACAAGAAGGTGCTGGAAGTAGCGAAAGAAGTACTTTTACATCGTTGAAATCAGGTTCGACATTTTTAGTAAAGGCATTACCGCTTGAAAATATTGCAGCATACGACAGTTACGGAATTTTCAAAAAGGTAAATAGCTTTGAAGCAGAAAAACCAAGCATTAAAAATGCAAGAGGTTACGCTACTGATGAATTAACGCCGTGGGACCTAGCGTCAAAATATTATCAGGACAAGGCGAACGAATTAGTTGAGGCAGGTAAAAGTAAAGAGGACGCTGAGGTTAACCCATTGCGAACAAAAGCGTCGGAGTATCGTTCTAAACGTAAGTATATTGTGCCGTTCATTGATTTAGAGTCTGGCGAAGTAATTTACATAGATTTTACGAAAAATCAAGCGGAAGCTGTTATTTCTGTTATTGAAAAATACGAAGAAAAGGGGCGCCTAGAAACCACACCGCTCGAACTTTCAAAAACAGGTCAAAAAACAGATACGAAAGTTTCATTAACAGCAACGTTTGAAGAAGATTTAAGCGAAACTGCCGCTAAAAACTTCAAGGAATTGACTGCGGAAAATGTAACAGTTAATTTTGAAGGACTTACTTTTATCGCGGATGAAAAAGCGCAAATTGAGTCGCTACTTGCGTCGGGCTTTGACGTTTCTCTAATCGACTTAGAGGCACCTGAAACCGACCCAACAGAGGCGTTTTAAGTGGCGCATGCGACTTCCATTCGCGGCGAAGTAAGCGAGCTGACCGCTGCTAGCCTACTCTTAACTGAGTTGGGCTGGGAGGTTAGCCGCCCCATTGTCGCAGAGTGTTATGACCTTTTAGGGCGCGACCCCGAAACTGGGGAGTATCACCGCGTGCAAGTAAAAACGGCACGTCGTCGAGCTGACCGCGAAAATCAACCGGTGATTTATGCAACGAAAAACAGCGGTGAGGCTTACAGTACCAACGAAATAGACTACATAATTGGCATTGAAGGAAGTGTCGGCTATTTCTTCGAATGCCGCGGCAAAAAAGAATACTGGTTAAATGAAAATAATAGCGACACAACTGCGACAAAATATATAAAATTAGGAGGCGCGGCAGATTGATTAAGTATAAGATTGCGGACGGCACAACAATTGAAGGCAGTGTTGACGAGGTGCTGACGTTTCTCACACGGATGGCGGCTATTACCACATATTCAAGCGATGATGAACTCGAAATTCATGGGCAACCGTTTGAAAAGGTACCGGGTCCAGCTAGGCAAGGCGACTTTATTGTCTATGAAACCGCACCATATGGTTTCTTAACACCAACTATAGCATATTTAGTTAGGTCATCTGGTGTTGATAACGGCGCAATAATCCTGGACGACGACGGTGACGAATACGATACCCGCGGCGATGACTTTAATGTTTACCGTCTAAAAGGCAAAGAGTAAGGGGGTTCCGCATGGCACCGAAAATAAAATTGTCGTTAAACACTGGCACGGATTCTGTCTGTAAGTCGGCGCTGAAAACTGCCGCTGGACGCAAAAAAGGGAGTTTGGAAACGTTAGAAGAGGCGTGGGCTCGCATTGAAGCTATGAAAAATACGCCGGCAGAGGTTCGCATGATTTCCGAAGTAAAAGCCGCGCTAGAAGCCGGAAAAGTTGGACGCGAGCCTGCCGCTGTTGCGAAGGGCAGACGTCTTAGTAAAGCTGAGGTAAAGCTAATTTATCCCGAAGTAAAATCGATTATTCAACAAGAAATACTTGCGGATATGGTCGATAATATGCCAAGCAACTATTGGTTGATTCAGAACGAGGAACAATTTAACAAGCTTTTAAGCCTTTTAGAAAAGGAAGAAATAATGATTTTCGATGTGGAAACGACGGGCACAAACGTCTATCAGGATTACCTCGTGGGTCATGTAGTTGGCTGTTATAGCGCAGATATACACGCATATATTCCAGTGCGGCACGATACAGATGAAACACAGCTAAACGCAGAGTATGTTGCTGAAAAATTAAAGCCATTTTACGAAGATAAGCGGTTAAGAAAAGTTGCGCATAACGGCGGTTTTGATAAAGCGATTTTAGCGAATGACTTAGGCATACAGTTAGAAAATTTATGGTTCGATACTATGCCGGCTATGGTCATGCTGAACGAAAACGAAGCTAGTTTTGCTTTAAAAAATCTTGCAACAGCTTACTTAAAAATTCCGTCGCTAACATATAAAGAACTTTTCGGCAACAAAGGATTTAATGAGGTTAGCGATTTAAAAGTTGCTGGCGCATATGCAATAAAAGATTCCGATTTAACTATGCGCTTAATGAATTTTCAACACAAACATTTAAAACGATTTCCATCCCTCGAAAAGTATTTTTTCGAAGTCGAAATGCCGTTTGTTTCGACCATATTAGATACGGAGTCGACTGGATTTAAAATAGATGAAGCGTATGCAGCTGAATATGCTGAGCGCTTAAAGAACGAAATTGGCACGCTAGAGAATGAGCTTGTAGAAGCTTTTGACGGCATAAATATCAACAGTCCAGCACAACTTAAACCTGAGCTAGAAAAATTGACGGGTACGAAGCTGGAAAGTGTCGACGCAAAGAAAGTATTAAAACCGCTAGCTGGTCAATTTCCGCTTATTCAAAAATACTTAAAATTCAAAGGGGACGCAAAATTATACAGTACATACATAAGTGTGTTACCGAAGTTAGTCGAAGAAAAAACGGGGAGACTACACCCCAGCTACCGCGCAAACGGCGCAAAGACGGGGCGCCTAAGTAGTAGCGGCGGATTTAATGCGCAAAACTTGCCAGCCGAAGCTCGAAAAATAATTGTTGCACCGGAAAATAAAGTGATTGTTGGGCTCGATTTTGGAAACCAAGAAGGGCGCATTGCTGCGGCGAAGGTCCAAGAACCGTTTTTACTGGACGCGTTCCGGGAAGGAAAAGACCCTTACATCGCCCTTGCAACGATTGCCTATCACAAAGATTACGATGAAATAGACAAAGATAGCGTTGAGCGGAAGCGTGCAAAAACTGGCTTTCTTGCATACATTTATGGCACAGGTGACCGCACAATGGGCGAGCAACTAGGTATATCAAAAGATGAGGCACATGAATTAAAAGAAAAATTAGGGCAACAAATGCCCCGCTTGAAAAAATGGGCACAAGAACAACGTCAATTTGTGAAGCGCAACGGGTTTGTGTGGATTGGCAAAGAGTGCCGCAAAAGGCGTTTACCTGACGCATTGAAAGGAGACTACCGACCGCTTTTACAAAGCACCAATGCGCCGATTCAAGGTGAGGCGGCAATACAGACTAAAATCACAATGAACAAAATGTGCGAAATGTTAGCCGAATGGCGGCAGAACGGGCGCGACTTTAAGCAACTTGCAACCGTTCACGACGAAATACTTGTCGAAGCCCCACTTGACATAACAGAACATGAGCGCGACATGCTTGTAAATGTGATGACACAGTCTTATTTGCTCGATGGTGTCGAAAATGAAAGCGACGTCGAAATATATATGGAACGCTGGGGCGACGCTGTTCGCTGGCAAGAATTCACGGAGAAACGGGGTTATTAAATGACAAAATTAAAACTTGAAAATCGCGATTTAGAGGCGCTGCGGACAACTGGTAAACTGTCTATCAGCGAGACAGACGCTTACGAGGTAGTTGACGAGCTTCAAACATACCAGGATTTTAGCAAAGTTAAAGAGCGCTTTATTGTGCGAAATGTACAAACAAATGAGTTGTTAGAGTTAGTTATTGTAAAAACATTCCGCAACCGCACAGACTTGGTCGGACACATCAGTAGCGCAACAACAAAACCGCTAACGAGCACATTAAAAAAACGCCTGACTTCGAATGAAGAAAGTGCCTTGATGGCGCCTGTTTTACACGACAAATTAGCGCAAGTTAGAAAGGAGCTAGGGGTTTGAGAGTTTTAGATGGAACTAGCCCGTACCTAGATTTAAATAAAACACATCACATCGAATTTACCACTTCGGAATTAATTTATATTATTGCATGTTTAGGCGAGGTTACGGACTTTACACTAAAAGAAGCATTGTCAGATACAAACATCTTTACCGATAATTTTTCTCAAGTTGTAGGCACTAACTTATATGATGAACTACTTAATTATAGCTGCAAAGAAAATATAATTAAAAAGGAGTTTTTATTTTGATTAATAAAACCGATTTTGAAAAAGGCTACAAGGAAGGCATTGCGGATGCGGTAACTGTTGTGACTATTGCAAGAGAAAAAGGCGAAACAGATTTACGACAAGTGCGATCTTGGATAGAGTTCGCAAAAGAAATTATTAATGAAGAGGACGGCGAAGTTTAATTTTAAATATTCAAAAAGTTGCTGATGAATTTATTACATTATTAAACGAGTACCACAGTTTGCCTGAAATTTGGGATGACAAGCTGGACTCGCAAATTCACAAATGGTACACAAACCCACCAAAACTCTGGCCGGAGCGAGGTGTGCCGTATTTTAGTCCTTCGTCAAGTGGCAGTAGCAAGCACGAATTATTCATGAAGCAAAATGGCGCAAAACGCGACGTTGGCGGACAACCACCGCACCAAAAACGGTGGACCACAATCGGAACAGCAACAGGCGACATGATTCAACGCGATTTATTGTTTATCGAAAAACACTTCGAAGCGAAAACCGGCAAGAAACCGCCGTTTGTATTCGAAAAAAACGACAACGGCACGCCAGTGTTCGAGGACTTTGCGAAGAAATGCACGCCGGTTAGCTACAAAAACCACCGGTTCAATCTATATGGAACTTGCGATGGCATTATGCTTTATACAGATTCCGACGGCAAACAGTATCGCATTGGGCTCGAAATAAAATCGAAGCAAACGACTTATAGCAAGACTAGCGACTATAGTATGCGTGAAGCTGACGAAAAGCATGTTAAACAAACAGTTGCATATTCGCATATGTATCGCGATCCCAACACAGGTGCGCCGCTAGATTATTACTTAATTTTATACGTTAATTTAAGTAAGAAAAACTGGTTTCAAACATTCAAAGAAGCGCCTGACCTAAAGTGCTTCGGCATTTCCATCGACGACAATGACCGCAACCAGCTCTTCGAATATTTTGCGGAAGTACTTGACGCAGTCGAGCGGCGGCAGGCTCCCCCATTCGAAATTGATACTTGGACATTCAATAATTTTAAGGACGCAACAGCTAAGTATCTTACCGACGAAGAAGTTGCTGAGGTTCGCACTTATGTGCGCCGAGTTAAAGCTTCGAGCCAACCCGATTATATAAAAACGCAACTTATTGACGCATATGAAGACTTAGTTGAAAGGAGAGGTAAAAATGGCACAAAGTAAAAATATTACCGCATATATCCCCGTCAATATCACGATAGAAATTGGCGAGTTGACCACAAACGAAGAGGTATCTGCAGAGCAACTAGCAAGAAATATTACACCTAACTTTATTCCGTACGAAGATAAAATGTATATAAAAGTCGATAGGGAGCCGCGAGTTGACGACGTTGTAATAATAAATAAAATGGATGGGCGTGTGGGCAGCTGGGTGCGTCGAGTCGCTGAATTAGCTAAAGATTTAGATAATGATTTTTTCTTTAATATCGCAATAGATGAGCACTTTTATTTTGACAGCTGGGAAGACGAATACCTCGCCGTTTATGAGCCTGTGAAAGAAAGCGGCGAACATGATTAAGCCAGTGCGCATTTTAGCTTTCGACATTTCACTCGGACAGCCGGGCGCTGCCTTAATTGAAGTCCGAAACGGTCAAGCTACCATAATTGACAAAAGTAATATTAAAACGACAACAAAAGACTCCATAGCAGTGCGCACTTCAATCGTGTATGCGTGGGCGGTGCATTTTATTGAGTGCAACCGGGGCAAGGGCTTCGACTTTGTAGTCCGCGAGCTGTTTCAAGGTCGCACGTGGAAGCAGAACGCCCCTGTTTTCGCGGCATGGTCGGCGGTGGACCAAGCGCTTAATGTGTTCGACTTAGTTTATACAGACGAGCCAATCACGCCGGGCACTCACTTTAAAGCTGTTGCCGGAAACGGTAAGGCAACGAAGCAGGAAGTCACCGATTCAGTGCGTAAATGGACAGCCTTTAAGGGCGAATTTGCCAGCGACGACGAAAGCGACGCATGTTCTCTAGCGCTATATAAAGCGGTTAAGGAAGGATTGATTTAATGAAATATATACATAAAGTTTCACTGTTTTTACTAGTTTGGCTAATGTTTACAGCATTAGTTTACATTATTTTGGTCGGCATTGGCTGGCTTGGCACGATTTTCGGCTTAATTGCTGCTATTCCGGTCGAAGCATTCGCACTTGTTGCGGTAGCGGTCGGGTTGCTGTGCGGCTTAGTTGCGCTAACAGATGACGAAGGAGAGTCCTAAAATGAAAAATAGTTATTATATTTTATCGTTGTTTAGCAAAGAAAACTGTAGTCCTTGCATTATGACAAGTCTAGCGCTTCAACAAGTCGAACTACCTGCAAATGTAGTTTTTGAAAAACGTAAATTAGAAATTGATGGCGAAGAAGTTTTTCGCGCATGTGGTGTGCAGTCAACGCCGACCCTTGTTTTATATCGAAGCACCGAAGAGGGGCAAATTATTGAGGTAAGGCGTCATGTAGGCGGCGCAAATGTATCAGCAATTGAGTCACTATTAAGCGACATTTAGGAGGCTAATTATCCAATCAATTATAGCAAGTATTTTAATAACCGCGTCACTGTCCGCCGGAGTCAGTCCGCAAATTCCGGCAAAAGAAACTAGCGAGGTTGCCCAGCAAGTCATGCCAAATGCAGCAAGCTGGCAATCCGACGCCGAAGCAAATGCGGACAAAGCCAAGGAATTAGAGCAACAACTTGCTGAACGCAATCGGGAAATTGAGCGTTTAAAAAAGCAATTAAGCAGCTCGAAGGTTAATACTGCCCCCAGCATTAAAACAGAGCAAATAGGCGCTAAAACGCATTGGCGAACCGGGGAATTTACGGCATACTATCCGCCAACAGACACTAGTGAGCACGCAATGCAGGGCAACGGGGTTACAGCGAAAGGCGACAACTTACATAAATCGCAAACCTGCGAAGGTTACCAAATTGTTGCAGCACCGCCAGAAATTCCGTTCAATACGAAGCTGGAAATCGAGGTAAATGGCAATGTTATTCGGGCAATTGTGCGCGATCGTGGCGGTGCAATAAAAGGCAGTAAGTTTGATATTGCGTTGTCAGATAAAAGCAGCGCAACCAACTTCGGTAGGCAGTCAGGGAAATGGCGAATTATTAATTAAACAATCGGAATGGAGGTATGGTACGCAATGAACATTTTTATAGATGACTTGCGATTAGCCCCCGAAAAGTATACTCATTCGTTTTTAACAGCCGAGTCCTTTTTATGTTGGTGTGAAGCGCATGATTATCCGACTATCGAGCTTTTATCATTAGACCACGATTTGGGTGACGAATTTATGAATGGTTTTGAGCTGGTTAAACAATTAGTTGAACTACGTATACCAGTAAAACGTGTGCAATTCCACACTGATAATATGCTAGGGTTCAAAAATATGTACTATTTTTTAAAAAATGCAGCAGAACGTGGGTCTCTGCCAACCATAGAATCCATAGAGAAAAGAAAAATAATATGCATAGATGGCGTAGAATCTATTGCGCCATACATGGTATTGTAGATGACCTACGACAACTTTTTCCGTAAAAAAAGTAATAGAGTATACAACGATTTACTATTCACACGTGACGCCTCATTCAAGGAGTGCCGCGGAAGCGATAAGAAAGCACGGCGAAAATACGAACGTTTATTGCGAAAAAGAGCAGTAAAAAATGAGATGGAGGGTGCCGACGAATGAAAATATATCACACAGAAACACAAGAAGATTACGATGCGTTACTGGAAAACTTGAAAAATGAAGGGTATAGCTGGTTTTTTGGTGAGGCTATTACGTCATATAACTCGCAGCTTTGGGAACGGAATAAGCAAAATACTGTTGTGCATATAGAGGAAGAAGGAGTAAGTTGTGGGAGTCTTTCTTATGCTAAATATTTACACCCCAACATACCAATCGAAAAATACAAAGTGAAACAAGACGAAGTTGCAAAGTGGTTTTATAACACCGCAAATGCCATGAAAGCATTTGCATCCAATGGAGTATCTATGAAAAAACAAAATACTGACAACGTAAACAACCCATCACATTACACAGCAGGCGGTATTGAAACACTTGACTACATTAAAGCAAAAGTATCTGATTATCCGTCATATGCCGCCGGAAATATACTTAAATACGTTTCGCGTTATGAACACAAAAACGGCATTGAAGATTTGAAGAAAGCACAGTTTTATTTAAATGATTTGATTGAATGGATGGAGAGTGATTGTAAATGAATCGGTTTGAAAAAGATAGATTAAGAACAAAGGCAAAGAATATAATCGAGGCAATGCTGGTGTATTTACTATTGTGGCTTTTTAGTATAGTGATACCAATTATGGGTGTTTGGGCACATCTGATTTGGAGTAATTCATTTACGTTATTTATTAAAATTAGTACATTGACTATTTGGTCTATAGAAACGGTAGTCGTAGGGGCTTTACTTGTGAGTTCTTATATAACAGTTAAAAAGTATGTAAGTCAAATAGTCGCAGAAGACTAGCTAAGTTGAATGAGAGGAGAGTGATTGAATGTTTAAAACATTAAGTTCGTTTTATTTTTCTATGATTTTCATTGCCGTATTATTGCGCGCTTTCGGCTTTCTTAGTCTTGCAGAAGCAGAATTTATTTTACTATTAATCATTTCTCTTGTCATGGTTGAGGATATGAATGGGAGTCGTAAATAATGCGGGGATATATTTACACTTCGCCTTTACAGGTGTTGTTAAACTACCAAAAAACCGAATCTTGCGATCTCCGAGGCGCCGACTTTGCCGAAGCAATTGCGGATAAATTAACGCTAGAGCAAGCCATCGCAGAAGCTAAGCTTACAAGTCGCCAGCGCCTGTTTTTATGGGAACGACTTGTAAATGGGCACACGGTCGGCGACATCGAAGAGTTGTACGGAGTAGCACATGCAACTGTTAGCGAGCATATAATTATCGCAGCAAAAAAGCTGATGAAGGTTTATTTTAAATGGGAAAGGAGCGAAAAATAATCGACGAAGAAACATGGCGCACAGAGTTGGACAAAGAACTGACTGCGCTGTTAAAATTAGCTAAGGCTGGCGAGTTGTCGCTTGACTGGCGAAAGAATTATATTGAAGAGGCAACTAAACTCTATGAAATAAGAGTGGGCGACCCGTTGCTTAACCGCATGTCGGATTTGCTGCTTGCTGAATACATCGGCAGCACAGAAAGCTGGAAAGGGCGGCAGAAAGACGCTTTTCTTACCGATACCATGTATGAAAAAAGAGTGGAATTAGATACGAAAATAACACATGATTTATTGTGACAAAGAAAAAGCGCCTTACTGCGATAGTAGGGCGCTTTATTTACTGAAATTCATGTGTTAGAATTTAGGTAAAATACATAGGAGTGATATTACATGAGTTTATTTAAAAACAATAAAAAAAAAAGTAAGGATGAGCTAAAGCAGCGCAAAAAAGAATTGGAAGAGGTCAATACTAGAAAAGTAAGAATAAAAGGCAACCGAAAAAAGCAAGAAAAACTAATTGACCTTGAATACGAACGTTTAAGTAAGATGAAAGAAAATATATTCTACTTTGAGGCATCAAAAACAGAGGTGTCTATAGACAAAGAATTTGTACGAATTGTTCGAAAAGGTATTAGTAATAAACTTACGCTTGGTTCATCGGGTGAAAAAGCCATATTAATCAGCTCTATTACCAGTATTCAACTAAAAAAACCTAAATTATCGGCAGGATACATACAATTTAACCTAGCAGGAAATTTTAATAGTCAAGGAGTTTTAGGAGCTACACAAGACGAGAATAGTATTTTATTTGTCGTTGACGAAATGGATATTGCGCTAAAAGTACAAAGTGTTATAGAGCAAAGACTGACAGAAAAACAAAAAACTCCCGAACAAATATCCGCTACCGATGAAATATGTAAATATAAAGAACTGCTTAATGATGGGATAATCACAGAAGTTGAATTTGAAAAGAAGAAAAATTCGCTTCTAAATAACTAACCTATATGAACTAAAGGCGCCTACCAATCTAGGTTAAGGCGCTTTTAATTATGTTACATCATAATCACTAAAAAACTCTTCTAGATATGTTTTATTTTGGTGGAGTAATAAAATCATTAATCATCAAAATGCATATTAACAGAGTCCGGCAGCTCAATCCATACATCAGGCGAATGTTGCCCTTCGTTAGATAGATCTTTAGCCACATACTCTATTATTGTACTCGAAAAATTCTTCCAGAAAAACCTTGCATACTCATCAGTATAATTATTTGGAAATGTGGGTGTATTATCGTTGGGGGGAAAGGTTACTACAGTAATACCACCCTGCCCATCTATTTGTACATCTAAGTTGTAAAAAAAATATTCAACTTCACCATCTATAGACAAGGATACTTTAATTGGTAATGTTATATATGCGTCATCATTTTCTACGAGTGGTTGAAGTGTGATTTCAATGGCAAAATCATTGAGTAAAAATAGTTTTGAATGTTCATGTGTAAAATTATGCACTATTGTAGACAATACTTTCGCAGCACTAAAGTGGTATGTTAACAATTCTTTAACAAAATTTTCTTCGGAAGAATATTTATTGAAAAGGGTTAATAAGATTGATTTTTTATAAATATCATCGAAATCATACTCTTTATCCGATATTTTTCTCATAAGAGCAGTTGCATTATTTTTTAAATCAAATTCATTAATACTGCCCTTGAAGCCATCGATTTTGTTCATTTCTTCAATAATTATTAACGGCTCTAAGTCACTTGTTGTATATTCAACTGTAAAGTAACTCTGTAATAAGTCAATAACAGCCATTAAATTTGCCTCTGCCTCCTGTTCTAACATATCTAAATAGCTAATATCATCAAAAGAACTATTCGAAGTTTCATTTGTGCCTATTTAAATATGTCGCCATAATCAGCTTTTAACTTCGCCTGATTTTTCAAGTCGCTGCCCCACAACTGCACGTACTGCTTAGTTACTTCTATAGAACTGTGTCCTAAAAGCGACGCTAGGCTGAACGGGTCAATGCCAGCTAATACCGCTTGTTTTGCGTAAGTGCGTCGGCACATGTGCGGGCTAACGCTTTTGTTGATACCGCAGAGCCTTGCCATTGACTGCAAGTGTTCTTGAAAAGTACGAGATTGCAAGCGCTCGTCCTCGATATTAACAAACAGAAATGAAGTCGCAAGTTGTCCACGCACTTTTACATACACCTTCAACCGCGCAATCATATCGTCGGACAAGTACACTATACGCTGACTCAAGTTTTTTGTTTCAGCAATTACAATATAGTCGTCGTGCACATCGTCGACTTTGATATGCAAACACTCATTAATACGTATGCCTGTGTCAAGCAGTAGTTGAAAAATAGTTAAGTTTCGAAACGCACGAAACGTGTTATTTTTCTTGAACTCGCGCACGATTAATTTTATTTCATTGCGTTCTAGTGTGTCGTAGATTTTCCGCCGAACACGAAGCTTATGCACCTTTTTCGCGACGTCTGTAGCGGTCAGTCCTTGCGCATATAAAAAGTTGTAGAATGCGCGAATACAAGTCAGTTTGCTGTTTATTGTCGTCGTTTTTAACGTTGCCAACCACCGCTCGATAACGCGGTGTATGTCCGGCGCAGTGACGTCGGTAAGCCGCTTTTCAATGCCGAGCTCGGTCAGTGTGCGTCTGAACGTGCGCAACGCTACTTCGTAAAACTCTAACGTCGACGTGCGTACGTTCTTGATGTACCGCGACTTAATGAATAGCTCAATCGCTTCTGCGTCAGTGTACGTCACACCTTCGCCGAGCAGCGCCAGCTCCTGCTGTGTTAGCTCTTTTTTTCGCAT